ATTGCGCCTTATGGCTCAGTCGCTTCAAGAACTTACACAGACTGGACTACCGATATGGCAGTGCAGCAAAGTGCTCTTATGATATCTGTCGAGATTTGGCAGGCGAGGACCGCTACTCTCAGCGGATCCAATGCTGTCGATTTCCAGCCAAGCCCTTACCGAATGAGCGCACAGCTTCTCGCTAAGGTGCGAGGATTGATCAGCCACGCGCTCGATCCACGCAGCATGGTGGGATGATGCCACCTGTAGCCATAACTACTCTTAGAACGACACTAGCCACAGCATTAGTAGATAATGCTAAGTGGCAGACTTTTGCATTTCCACCAAGCGTAGTATTGGCCAACAGCGTTATCGTTGCTCCGGACACAGAATATATTGTTCCAAGCAATAACCAACACATCACTATTAGCCCGATGGCTAACTTCAAGGTTATTATGACTGTGCCATTGTTTGACAATGAAGGAAATCTTAACGGCATCGAAGATACTGTTTGTAGCGTGTTCGCTAAGCTCGCAGCATCATCTTTGACCTATAATGTAAGCGCGATAAGCTCAACGCTGCTTCGGGAGACCTACTCAGCTGCGAGATGTCCGTATCAATCCTTACGAGTTGGAGCTAAAATGTCCGAGTGGGAAAAAGAGAACGAAGCCTTCCTGATCAAGATCGGGCAGGTAGCACCATCATCACCAAAGCCAGTAACTACTAAGAAGGACGAGGAATAATCTCATGGCTGTATTTCTAAATAACAATGTAGGTGTGAAGATTAACTCAGTCGATCTTTCAGACCATGTAACAGCAGTAACAATCAACCGCGTATTTGATGAGCTAGAAGTAACCGCAATGGGTGACTCAGCACACAAGTTCGTCAAGGGTCTAGAGTCATCAACTGTGACAATCGACTTCCTAAACGACACAGCAGCAACAAATGTATTGGCAACACTACAGGCAGCATGGGGAACAACAGTCACATGCGTATTTCTACAGACAAAGGGAACAGCAGTCTCAGCGACTAACCCTCTGTACACAGTCTCATTGCTAGTCAACAACACAACAGACATCAATGGTGCTGTTGGCGATATTGGCACACAGTCAATCACATTTACTGCTAACTCAATAGTTGCAGTAGCCACAACAGGCACATTCTAAACAAACTATAAAGGGGCAAACCATGGCAAAACTAAAGATCGTTCGTAATGATGGAAGCGTACTAGAAGGCGAGATCACTCCAGCCGTGGAGTATTCGTTTGAGCAGTACGCTAAAAAGGGCTTTCATAAGGCGTTTCGCGATGACGAGATGCAGACCTCGGTCTATTGGCTAGCTTGGGAAGTTACTCGCAGGTCAGGTGAAACTGTTAAGCCTTTCGGGATTGACTTCATCGAAACGCTCAAAAGCGTATCGGTTGAGGATTCAGACCCTTTAGCTTAAAGCGCGATTTACCATTCACTTACCTTATTGCTCGCTTGAGCATTAGGTTGGGGATCGCGCCACAGCAACTATTAGAGCTAGATCGAGTAATGCTAGATGCATTATTTCAAGGTCTTACAGACGAAGCGAAGGAGTCAGCAGATGCCAACAGAAGTAAAAGGCGCCGTTGAACTTCGTAAAGCCCTAAGAAACTTTACTCCTGATCTTGCTAAAGAAACTCAAAAAGAAATAGCTGCAATCCTTAAGCCGATTACTACAAAGGCTCGAGGGTTTATTCCATCTACCGCACCATTAAGTGGATGGGCTAAAAGCAATAACGGCAGATGGGGAAATCGAGTTTGGTCATCATCTGAGGCTAAGCGTGGAATTGGTTACAAGACAACTCCATCTAAACCTAATCGTTCTGGATTTCGTTCACTAGCTCGCATTGTCAATGCTTCCGTCTCAGGATCTATCTATGAGACCGCTGGTCGTAAAAATCCACAAGGTAGAGAACAAGCACCATTGGCAAAAGTTGTCGCTCCGGGTCATCCCAATTTTGGTAAGACAATTCGTTCAGGCTCTAAAGATCAGTCTTTGAGTAATAACCCTTATGCTGGTCAACAGTTCATTGATGCCATGAATCGCACAGGTCAAATAGTTAATGCTTTTCAAAGAGCAGAAGGCCAAGCAGGTCGTGCTACTCGCAAAATGAAAGGTCGCGCAATCTTTCGTGCTTATGCAGAAGATCAAGGCAAGGCTAACGCAGCGGTGATCAAGGCTATTGAAAACTCAAAAATTGAGTTTGAGAAAAGGACACGGGTGAAGTAATGGCAGCAGATGTAAAGATTGATATTGCCGCCGAATTCACAGGCAAAAAGGCTTTTAAGCAAGCTGAAACTTCGACTGAAAAGTTAACTAAAAATGTTAAGCAACTTGCTGCAAGTATTGGACTTGCTTATTCAGGCACACGAGTCTTAGCCTTTGCCAAGGCTTCCGTAAAAGCGGCAGCGGCAGATGAAAAGGCGCAACAACAATTAGCCCTAGCCTTGAAGAATGTTGGGCTAGAGCGCGATGCGGCTAGTGCAGAAGCATTCATTCAACGTTTACAGAGTGAGTTTGGAATTGTTGATGATCTTCTACGCCCTGCTTATCAGTCATTGGCTATTGCTACACGCGACACAGTAGAATCACAAAGACTTCTTAATCTAGCCTTAGATGTTAGTGCTGCAACAGGCAAGGATTTAGGTTCTGTTACATCTGCTTTAAGTCGTGCATATCTCGGTAACAACACAGCACTTACTCGTTTAGGTGTAGGTATTTCAAAAGCAGATCTTAAGACCAAGTCATTCTATGATGTAACGACACAGTTAGCCGATACCTTCAAGGGTTCAGCAACAGCTGCGGCAGCAACCTTTCAGGGTTCGATGGACAAGCTCGCAGTTGCTTCTGCCAATGTCCAAGAGATTATCGGTACTGGCATTATTGATGCACTTAAAGGACTAGGCGAAGATAACTCTGTTCAAGATCTTGCAGATAACATGCAAGATGCAGCTTTGTACACAGCGGATGTAATTCGTGGCATTGGTGTACTAACTGAGAAGCTAAAGGGATTGCCGGGCGTTGGGAGTTTCAATGTTGGCATGATTCCTATTCTTGGCAGCTATTTACAAATCCTTCGTGGCTTAGGTAAAGGTGCTCCTGCTGGTGGATTTCCGCAAGGACCCCCTTCCGATTTAACGAGACAATTTCCAAGTGGTCAAAACTCACAAACAAAAATAGCAAAAGACACTCTTAAGATTAATAAGGAAAGCCTCAAGCTTGCTAAGGCTAGAGCAGTCTTTGACTTACAAAAGATTCAGATTGAAGCAGCCCTTAAGGGTAAGCTTTCAGAAGAAGATGCCATCCGCCTAAAGCTTATGAAGGCAATCCTTGATGAGAACATAACTGATGTTGACAAATATCAAAAGGCTTTAGAAGTTGCTCAAACAAAGACTAAAGAATTAAATGAGTTACTCACATCCATTAAAACAATGGAGATTAAAGATCCCTTTGGCGCGTGGTCGGTTGATCCACTTACTGCTGCTATTAATGAACTTACAAAATCCATGGGTGGAGTAGGCACAGCAATTCAGGCTAATGGTCGTGAATGGTCATCATTTGCTAACTCTGTAGCAACCACAGTTATTCGACCTAATCTTTCAGAATGGAATTCGGCTTTTGGAGCAGCACAGGCAGCAGCTAACGCTGCTATAGGTGCTTTAGGTTCTACAGGCGCAACAGGTTCTACAGGCGCAACAACTACAGGCGGTCTCGGCGGCTCAACGACTAACGCTCTTGTTGCTAAGGCAGAAGCCGATGCAGCGGCAGCTAAGGCAGAAGCAACCGCAGCAGCGGCAAAAATTGCAGAATTACAAGCTACAGCAGCAGCAACTAAAGCCCTTGCAGAAGAAGCAAATGCTTACGCTCAACGCAATGCAGCTATAGCCGCAGCAAATGCACAGGCAGCACTTGATGCAGCACTCAAAGCATTACAAGAAGCCAATGCAAAAGCAGCTACAGCAGCTACAGCGGCAGCGGCTAACAATCCAATCGCAGTAACTATCACAGGCGATCCTTTCACAGATCCTAATGCTGTAGCAGAAAAGGTTGTCGAGATCATTAGAAGTGCAAGCAATCGCGGTACTGTGGATGTTCTAGGGTTCGAGTAATGACTTGGCTACCCGAATGGCGTGTGACTGTTGGCGATGATGTCTATACCACTGTAACGGCTGTATCCTTCTCAGCTGGTCGAGTCGACATTGATAAGCAATGCACAGCAGGTTACTGTCAAGTAGACAT